TCCTCTGCCGGGTTGTGCGAGTGCGTCGTGTGAATAATTGCCTTTAGGCCTTTGATCCGGGTGAGCAACTCTCCGCATTCCTCCTCTGTTTTGCCGTCGACGTCGAGCACCAAGAAGCTCATCGATTTCACGTTCGCGTCGCGGCGCGGACCCTCGATCAAGTACGGACCCCAACCGGGCGCCGCTTCTTTGTTCTCTCCCGTGTACCAGCGCGAGATCCGCTCGCAGAACTCAGCGAATGAAATGTCCGCGTGCTCCGGGCTCGTATCCGTGAGGCGCTTATAGAAAGTGACGTGCAAGGTGAGCAATCCTAGCGCGCGAGGTTGATCAAAGCAACGGTCGGTTTCTTCATGGGAGGCACATGACTTTGGATGCGGGAAGGTGAAAAGGGTTTCAAAGCACCTCCCATCGGGTTTTGGATTTCAAATTCCAGGAAGCGGCGCTCGCATGCCTCGCGAGGCTTGCGGGTCGGAGGGAGCGAGCGCCTGCTTCCGTGGAGTATGGAATCTAGCCGTGAAAAACTTCGGGCGCAAGACCCTTTCGTAAGCAGCGTACAAGCAGGGTAGAAACAGGGTTTAAACTGGGTAAAAAGTTTGTAATAACAACAATACAGGGTATATCTCTATATATTGTGAGAAGTAATAGAATATGGTGAGTAGATATTATATAGGAGTAATGTTGGAAATATCCCTGTTTACCTTGTTTGCCAAAATTAATTTAATAAAATCGAATAGTTAAATGCAGTTTTTCCCATTTAGTACCCTGATTGGTACCCTACAGGGGGGCATATCGCGACATTTTTGTCATACCTTGCACCAAGGAAAAGCAAGACGTATGTTCAGTAGCCTATGACTTGGAAGCCTGGACAGAGCGGAAACCCCCTCGGAAAGTCGAAAAATCCCTTTGTGGCCGAGCGAATCATGGAATTGACCCATGACGGCCGCGATCTCGTCGCGATCGAAGTGAGCATCGCCAAGGGCGAACCTCAGTATATTCCTCAGCAAGTACGGCTACCTGATGGATCGTATGCCGAATTGGAAAGCGATTCACCGCGAGTTTTAATTCCTGATCTCGGCGACCGCGAGCGCGCGCGAGTGCGCCTCATGGATCGCGTGTACGGCAAGACGCCTGAGCGAGTCGAGCACACGGATGGCGAGGGTCAACCTCTATTCGATCCTCGCAGCATGCCGGTTGAGGCCCTCGAGGCCTACTCAATTGCCCTCAAAACACTGATCGACCGGGCGCAAGAGGTTGATGCGGTTGTCGTAGAATCGCCTAGGCTGCCCTCAGGCAAGCCAAAATGATCGACGCCCAACTTCCCCTGCCTTCGGGGCTCGAACACGCGCTGAAGCTCAATGCGGTTGTTAAGGCCGAGCTTTTGAGGCGTTCCTTTCGGAAATTCATCCGATGGGCCTGGCCAATCGTTGAGCCAGCAACTCCGCTGCGCGAAAACTGGCATATCGACGCGATCGCAGATCACTTGCAGGCGGTGAGTGAGGGACAGATTCAAAAGCTCGTGATCAACATTCCGCCAGGACATTTGAAATCCCTCGAGGCATGTGTTTTCTGGCCAGCATGGATCTGGACGTGGCGCCCTTCTTACCGTGGGCTGTTCTGCTCATACTCAGGCGACCTCGCGCTCAGGGACAGCGTGCGTTGCCGCTTGATCGTCGAATCGCCCAACTACCGAGCGCTTTTCGGCACGGATCACAAAACGGGGCAGCCACTTTGGCAGCTCGATTCAGATCAAAACACGAAAGGCTATTTCAAGAACTCGAAGACGGGTGAGCGTATGGCTTTGAGCGTCGGAGGCAAAGGCACGGGCTTTCGTGGGAACCTAGTGCTCGTGGACGACCCAATCAATGCGACGGAAGCGCCCTCAAAGATTGTGCGAGACGCTGCGATCCAGTGGTGGGACATCTCGATGTCGAACAGGATCAACGATCCTGCAAAAGACGCATTCGTGATCATCCAACAGCGTTTGCACGAAGATGATTTAGCGGGACACGCGCTCGCGCAGGGAGGCTATGAGCATCTGATGCTGCCCAGCGAGTACGATCCCAAACGCGCAACCGTCACTTCGCTCGGCACTCCTGATCCACGTAAAGAATCGGGAGAGCTTTTGTTCCCCACGATGTTCACTGAGGAGGTTCTCAAGGAAGCTAAGATCCGACTCGGATCTGACGGATACGCCGGCCAGCACGATCAACTACCTACACCGCCCGGCGGAGGCATGTTCAAAAAGAAGTGGTGGCGTTTCTGGCGATGGAGGGAAGATGCACCGTTTGGAGGCGAGCGGCCAAAGGGTTGCAATGAGTATCCGACCAAGCTGATTCAAAAACTCGTATGGAAGTGGGACAGCGTCGTGATGAGCGTGGACTGCACGTTTAAGAGCGTTGAGGCGAGCAAGGGCAAGGATCCCGATTATGTCGTGATCACAGTATGGGGTTGCAAAGACGCGGATCGTTTTCTGCTCTACCGTTTCCGCAAGCGCGCAGGGTTTGGCGCTACGTGTGACGCGATCCGCGAGGCAGTGCGCGAGTTTCCGAATGCATACCGTAAGCTCGTAGAAGACAAAGCAAATGGTTCAGCCGTGATCGAGACCTTGCAAGGTGAGATCAGTGGGATCATCGCGGTCGATCCCGAGGGTGGCAAAGAAGCGCGGGCGAATGCGGTTGCCCCTCAAGTCGAATCAGGCAACGTCTATCTGCCTGAAAGCGCTCCTTGGCTAGACGAATGGGTTGGAGAGTTCGCGAGCTTCCCGCGGGGCAAGCACGACGATCAAGTGGACTCTATGACGCAGGCGCTGATCGATCGCATGCAGGGCAAGGCGAATCGGCTCAAGATGCTAGTGCGGGGAATGTGACGTGCAACCTTTCAGGCGATGGAGCATCTAAAAGAGCATGGAGCCCCGTAAAACCGCGATTCACTATGTTGATCACTGTGATGATGCGAGCTGCGGCCTAGGCTACGCGATTTATATCTGCGCTTGGTGCCTGATGAAGGTGCAGGATTATGGCCATCTCTGGTGGAATCGCTACGAGCGCGCAGAGGTCTTCAAGTGTGAAGAGTGCATGCAACCGCTAATCCGAGATGGATACTAATCAAAATGTTGGTGAGGGGAATGCAATAGGGGTCATATCCGCGATAACCTTCGGGTTTGATGTTGTTGTGCTCACATCCTGAAACGTTTTTCGCGCTCGCGCATCTAATTTTCAATTTAACGTCGGAGGTTCTCCATGTGGCGATTTTTTCTCGCGTTAGCTCTGTTCATCATCCTGACAATAGCCGCCGCGTCCGCGCTCAGCGCGGCGGCACTTGCAGAGAATAAACGAATGCGCTTTGCGATCGATCACGGATTGCCGTATACGCCATGAGCGTTGAAGTTTTTTACTTTCCCGATCTGCGACCAGTTAGACGAGTGCGCGAAGCGCATTGTTTTTTGACGGGAGGGCTCGCGAGGCAGAGGCTAACGCTCGAATGCGGACACGCTGCCGTCAAGAGGGAATTTCTAAACTCTTGGCAATGCCAAAAGTGCCCAAGATCATGCTGAGATTAACCCAGCTCACGGTCGCAGCGCTTTGCTTCTTTGGATCGATCCGTTTGGCGCCTCCCGCACCGCCGAAAGTCGAAACGATCGCCCAAGAAACTGATGAATTCTTGGATTGCGTGACCGAATGCACGCGGCGCTTCCCGCGCGAGTGGGGTTGCGGTACGTTCTGCCTCTTGATAGTTCGCCCTCCTGGCTGCCCCGCCCTGTTTTGGCCTTGCGAATGAGTTAGACTGATTCAATGCGAAGACGTCAAGACGGTACGGTGCCCGTAGGCAGGTCCGAAGATTGGGTTTACGGCGCGCGGGTCAAGATCCCACACACGGACAAGATCCGCGGGCAAGAGCTGATCGAATCCGCTGCAGGCATGATCAACGCCTCGCGGGCGCGCACGGATGGTTGGCTGAACGCCTTGACCGGCGTAGGCGATCCGTTAGCTGACAAGATGCACGTGTGGAACTCCACGATTGTGCTCGATCAACTCTCGCAGATGGACGAGGAGATCATCTGGCGCGCCGACGACATGGCTGCGAAGATGGTCGAGAAGGTCCCGGAGGAGATGACCCGGCAAGGTTGGAAGCTCAAGATTGAAGATGATCCAGAGCACGAGCAAGCTGAGGCGATGGAGAAGTGGGCGAAAGACCTCGACCTGATCGGCAAGGCAAAGGAAGCCCTCGAATACTCGCGCGCGTACGGCGGCGGCGGGATCTTCTTGGGCGCGGATGATGGTCAGAAAGATCTGACCAAGCCCCTTGACCTCAAACGTGTGAAATCTTTTCAGTGGATGAACGTGCTCACACCTCTCGAACTGTTCCCTAGAATCTGGTACGGCGATCCACATGCGCCCAAGTACGGCGAGCCGATGATCTACCGGATCCAGCGCTTCGTCTTCGGCGGCGCGGTTGAAACGGGTTTCAGCGAGAAGATCTTCGAGATGCCGCTCGTGCACGAATCTAGAATCATCCGGATCGACGGTATCCGCGTATCGAGACGCCATCTGAGGCAACGCAACGGATGGGGTGACTCGGTGTTGATGCGTACGCTTCAGCACATCTCAAACTTTCAGCAGAGCTTTCACGGCGTAGCGATTCTAGTCTCCGACTTCGCGCAGGCAGTTCTGAAGATCAACAACCTCGCAGAACTCGTGTCGTCGCAGAATAAAGACGACATTACGGCGCGCGCGCAGCTCATCGATATGGCGAGGAGCATCGCCCGCGCGGTGATTATCGACAAAGATGAGGAATTCGAGCGCAAGGCGACCCCTGTCGCAGGGCTCGACAAACTCCTTGAGCAGCTCACCTTGCGACTTGCGGCGGCAATCGACATGCCGGTGTCCCTCCTGATGGGGCAAGGCGTCGGAGGGCTTGCGGCAGACGGCGCAGGGAAGACAGATGTTCGTTGGTTCTATGATCGGATCAAGGCGCTTCAAGAGCGCAAGCTTGAGCCCGCGCTGCGCCGCATGTTGCAGGTCGGCTTCAACTCCAAGACCGGACCAACCGGAGGCATCGAGCCCAAGAACTGGTCGATCGAGTTCAATCCACTTTGGCAGCTCTCGGGCGATGAAGAAGCCAAGCGGCGCCTCGCGATCGCTCAGGCAGATCAGATCTATGTCACGACGCAGGTTGTGACGCCTATGGAGGTCGCTGCGAGTAGGTTTGGAGGCGACCAGTACGACGGAGA